CAGCACGTGCATGGCGGTGCCCTGCATCGGTGCCCACGGTGGGCGCTGGTCGGGCAGCTGGCGGGGGAGGTTGGCCAGTTTCATGGCCAGCTGCCGTTGGCAGGGGGTGCCGAGCTCGGACGGGCCAAGCGCGGCCTGCCGGGAGCGCGGGCGCTGCGCGTCCAGGCTGGTGAGCACCTCACGCATTTCTTCCACCGTGGACGGGGGTGGGGCGACCTGGCCGCGGTAGGCGGCGGGCGGTCCGGCGATGGACACGCCGCCGTCGGACGTGCCGAGCAGGCTGAGGCTGGTCATCGGGGGGGCCTGCCCCGCCAGCCATGCCCGCCGAACAGCCGCGCCACCGACTGTGCCCGCGCCACGTCGGCGTCGCCGGCCCACGTGCAGCCGACCCCGGGCGGGTGGAACGGATGCCTAGCCTCGGTGCACCCCTGGCAGCACAGGTCGGCCGGCGGCTCACAGTGCCGGCCGTGGCTGTCACAGCAGGCCGGGTGTGTGACCTGAAGGTTCAGCTCGGCCAGGACCAGCAGTGTCTGCGGCCACGACTCGAACCGGACCGCCCGGTCATCGACGTACGCCACTGCCGGTAGCTTCCGGTTGGTGACGAGCAGGCGGCCGCGCACGTTCCAGAACAGCAGCATCCCGCTGTGACCCTGCTCGTCGCACAGCCACCCGCCGGTGAACAGCCGCGCCGCCTTGCAGCACCGTTCGTCGATCGTCACGTCCAGGCCGTGCCGCTGCAGCCAGGGCATGACCTGCTCCGGATCACGGGTCGTGTGAACGAACACCGCGAAGCGGTCCATCAGCGTGTGCAGCGCGTCGATCGCGCCGGGTAGCGGCGGGTCGTAGATCGAGCCGTCGGCCCACCCGCGGGAGTAGGCGTGGATCACGCCGTCGAAGTCGACCGCGATCGTGCGGGCCATGTCACGGCTGCGCTTCGTGGTCGGCTTCAGCGGACTGGTTCTGCTCCATCCAGGCGGCCCTCAACCTGTCTGGTGTCCACCCGGCGAACAGCACCCGGTGTGCACGGCCGGCGAGCCGTTCAGCAGCCGCCTGATACTCCTCCACGCTGGGCAGAGGCCAGTCGCCGAAACCCGGATGGCGGCCGGCCATGTGGGTGAGCAGGATGTTGAGGTCGTTCGCCTCGCCGATGTTCATGTGGCCTCCGTCGCGGTGTGCAGGGGTTGGTGGGTGAGGTGCCAGGTGTGGCAGTGCGGGCAGCGGTAGACGCGCAGGGGTGCACCACGGCGGGAGCAGCGGATGGCGGCGGCGATCGCCCCCAGCTGGCTGCGGCACCGTTTTCCCGACGGGCACTTGGCGCACTTCACCTCAGCACCCCCCGGATGCGGGGGATCACGCTCACCTGCCGGGCAGCCCTGGTAACCGCGGTATAAGTCCACCTCTGTCCGGCGAGGTGCCCCGCGGCGGCGGACTCGCCCCGGTCGGGCAGCCCGGCTTCCCGCCGCACCCTGGCCCTGGTCTTCGCCTCGATGTTGGCGAACACGCCGGATTCGTCGACGACGAGGACCCGGTCCCACTGGGAGCCTTGCGCTTTGTGGACGGTGATGGCTTGTCCGTAGGTGGCGGCGACCACCCCGCCGCGGCCGTCCCGCTTCGCCTGCTTCTCCCCCTCGAGGCTGGTGAAGCCGGCCCGCCAGGTGGTGAGCAGCCGGCGGGTGCTCTCGTCGTCCTCGACAACCAGTAGGAGCTGAGCCTCGTTCCGCTCATCCGGCTCGGAGGTGATCACGTCGAACTGTTGGCCGTTGAACACTTCGGCGTCGCTGCTGTTGGCCAGGACGATGATCCGGTCGCCGGGTACGGGCAGGTCGCCGACCTGGCCGTGCAGGGCCCGGAGTAGGTGGATGGCCTGCCAGCGGGTGGCGTTGGTGCCGACCAGCACCTGGTCTGCGGCCAGCAGGTCGGCGACCGTGATCGCCTCGGTGCGCCCGGAGTCGCCGTCGAGGCCGGGCATGCCGTAGCACCGGTCGCCCACGGCCGCACCACGCACGGCGGTGGCCAGCCGGGTGACCGGCGAGTCCAACGCGGAGCGGTGGATGTCGGTGAGCAGGTGGTCGGCGGGCGCGTCGATGAACCAGCCACCGCCGTCGACCGGTGGCAGCTGCGCCGGATCCCCCAGCACCAGGGTCGGCACGTCGTAGGAGAGCAGGTCGGCGGCCATGTTCTCCCCGACCATGCTGACCTCGTCGACGACGAGCAGGTCGGCACCGGCCAGGTCGGTTTCGTCGGGGTCACGCAGGATCCAGTCGGGTGACTCGAGGCGCATCTCCTCCACCCGGATCTGACGGGCCAGGATGTCCCGGGTGGCCGGGTCGAGCTCCTGGTCGAGCTGTTCTTTCAGTTCGCGCAGCTTGGCCCGGGCCTTCTCGCTCGGCAGGTAGATCAGCGAGTGGATGGTGCGGGCGTCGGGGCAGCCTTTGGTGCGCAGCACGTAGGCGGCTTTGCCGGTGAACGCGGCGTAGATCGCGTTCCGCACACCCAACTGCTCAACCAGATATCGAGCTAAATAAGTCTTTCCCGAGCCGGCGAATCCGAACAGGCGGAACACCTGACGTTGCCGGTCGGTGTACCACTGGGTCACCTTGTCGACCGCCTCAGCCTGTTGCGGGGCCAGTTCCAACGTGGTGGCGCTCATGACGGGCCGCCGAGGGTGAGCGGGACGTGCGGCATGTCGGCCCAGGTTCCGGTCAGATGCCGGTCGCTGACTGGCATGATCACGCCGAGCCACCAGTCGCCGATTTCCAGGCGGACCGGTTGCGGGTGCGGCCCGGTGTAGATGCGCAGCGCGCCAGCGGCCCGCGGCCGGATGGCGGCGACCAGACGCTCCAGGTGGTGCGGGTTGACCGCGACCGGGCTGTGGCCGGGCCCGGTCCGGTCGGGGAGGATCTTGGTCAGGTTGGCGATGGCCGAGCTCGGCCATGTGCTGAGGCGGCCGACGTCGAAGACCAGCCGCCGGTCGCCGCAGCGAACGTACAGCGGGGAGTCGGGCCGGCTGCCGACCCGGCCGATGGTGGCCTGGTTCGGGCTTGTGTCGTCGAGCAGCCGCAGGATCAGCGTGGCGTCCTCGCGGTGGATGAGCACCGGGGCCAGCTGCCCGTCGGCAGCCAGCCGGGCGTGGGAGACCACGTACCGGTCGGTGGCGGTGGCGCAGATCCGCCCGTCGCCGGCGTGCAGGTGCACCTGTGCGCCGCCGGTGAAGGATTCCCGGTCGGTGGCGGCCAGCGCGGCCCGCAGCACGGTGCGCAGCGTCTGCACGGTGCAGGTGGCGGTCATCGGTCACCGTCCCGGCCGGTGTTCAGCTCAGGGTCGGGGTCGTCGACGAGCACCTGCTCCCACGCCTGCCGGTCGTCGCCCGGGCGGCCGGTGGCGTAGCCGGAGATCGGACCCTGGTAGGCGTCCATGGTGGCGAGCGCGGCCGCGCCGGCCGCGGCGAAGTGCGCCTGGGCGATCGCCGCGTACAGCCGCCCCGCCGGTATGTCGTCTTCGTTTCCGTGGAGGGCGACGTCCTCGGCCAGGACCAGGTGCCGCTCGCCGGCCAGGTAGTGGTCGGGGCCTCTCACGAGGTCACCGCCGGGCACCGATGGCCGGCCAGCGCGCGCCGCAGCACCCGCTGCGCCCCGCGTCGCGTGGAGCAGTATCCGTGCCGCTGCGCGCAACCGAGCCACCAGCACCAGCGGGACTGCCACCAGAGGCGAGCGTCCCGTTCCAGCCACACGTCGTGGACGGTCAGCGGAGGCAGCTGCGAATCGTTTGCCCCGTGCAGGTGATGGCGGGCGGAGACCTTGATCCGCTTGTTGGTGGCGGTCCGGCGCAACATCGCCCGGGCATCTATGACGGCACGGTCCCGGATGTAGATCCGGCGTACCCGGCGCCAGCCGTGGGTTTTCCACCAGCGTGCGACCGTGGCCCTCCACCAGCGTGCGACCGTGGCCCTCCACCAGCGTGCGACCGTGGCCCTCCACCAGCGTGCGACCGTGGCCCTCCACCAGCGTGCGGCGAGGTTGTGTAGCCAGCCGACGAGGATATGGATGATGATCATGGTGTGCTCCTTCCAACGGCTGCCGGTGTCCGGCCGGGTGGGATGTGGTGGCGGGCGCGGATACGCCGGACCCGGGCGTCGGCGTGACGTCCGGGTGGCCAGCCGGCGCGGGCGGCGATCTGCGGATCGGAGTGGCCGGCGAGCGCCAGGGTGGCGATCAGGTTGACGAGTTCCGGGTCGTCGCTGCCGCCGGCCGGCCGGCCGTGGATGCCGGCGTCGGCGAGGATGGTCGCCGCGGACGGGCGCCACTGTAGGGTGCGGCGCCGCCCGTGGTGTTCGGGGTGGCGGCAGCGGCCGGTGCGGCAGCGCAGGATGCGACGCCGCTCGTTCGGGTACAGTCCGCCCCGGATGCCCCACTGGTCGTACGTGTTCCACTCGAGTGCGTGCTCGAGACAGGCTTCACGCACCGGGCATGTGCGGCACACCTGCAGGGCGGCGGTGCCGCGGGCGCCGGACCCGTCCAGGTCCCATGCGACCGGGTCGAGGCGCGGATGGTCGCGGCAGGCGGCCTGGTGTTCCCACTCCAAGGTGGCGGCCGCGCTCATAGCAAGCTCCCGGCCAGGAACCGCACGACAGGTGTGTTGCCGCTGACGTACAGCGGATGCCGTGGCTGCCCGCCCTTGGTGGTGCCCAGGCACAACGGCGAGATCCGCCGGTTCCGCAGCAGCTCCATCACCTGCCGGGCACGCTCAGTCGTCCCCGGGTGAGCACCCCACGCGCACACCACCGGACCGGCCGGGTGGTCACCGGAAAGCAGGGATGCGATCACCAGGTCGTTGTCGGGTCCTACCGGGTCGGGATGGCCGCGCATCTGCCGCGGGTCGGTGGCGCGCAGCCCGAACAGGTTGACCACGGCAAATCCGCCACAGGTCCACGACTTGGCGAACCCGGCGCATCGGCGGATGGTGGGGTCGTCAACGAGAGCGTCGGCGGTGGACGGGTTGAGCATGACGAACACGGGCAGCGGCCGCGCCGACCACCGGCGGGTCAGCGCGTACCGGTAGGTGCGGCACGGGCTGAACGTTGCGGTGGCCGCGCCCAGGATGTCCCGGTCGACCAGCAGGCCGGCGCTCACGGCAGGCTCCCGACCGGCGGGGGCGGGGTGACGGTTATGCGCGGGTCGCGGGCGCGGAGCGGGGCGCATCCGCCGGGCCCGGTGGGGGTGCGCCCGGCTGGGGCGTAGCGCCGGTAGGGCCGGTTGTCCCGCGGCCGGTCGTCGGCCGGGCCGGTCATCGGGGGCCACCCGGTGTGGCGACGCCGGCCGGGCACCGGGTGCAGGCGCAGCCTGCGGCGGGTAGGACACGGCCGGCCCGTAGCCAGCACGGTTCGCAGATCGGGCCACGCCACAGCGGCATCGGCGTGTACCTGCCGCTGTACCTGCCCATGATCTCCGGTAGTTCCGCGTCGAACGGCACATCAGGGACGGTCATGGTTGCCGCCGGCGGAGTTGTTCGTAGACGGCCCACGCCCGGGGGCTCATCCCCTGCATGATCACCGTCTCGGCGTCGCCGCCGGCGGCGAGGATCTGGTCGGCCTCCTCGAACAGGCCGGCGGGCACGTCCAGCGGCGCCGGCACCGGCCCGCGGCGGGGCAGGTTCCGGTGGGGGCGGTAGGTGCGGTGCTGGGCGGACAGCGCCTGCGCCAGGGCATGTTCGGCCCGCTCGGCCCTGGCGCGGGTGGTGTGCAGCTGGGCGGCGGTGGTGGCGCGGGCGACGATCCAGGTGAGTGCGACGATCCCGGCAACCAGGATCACGCAGCCGCCGATGGCCAGCGTGTTGCCGTACGGGGTCATGACGGGTCACCGTTTTCTGCGACGGTGAACCCGTTACGGGCCAGCACGTCCTGGACGGCGGCGACCCGTTCGGCGGGGGTGCCGTAGCCGTAGCTGGTGTGGACGATGATCTGGATGGCGCCGATCGCGCGGGCCATGCGGGCGGCCAGGCTGGACTCGCCCGGTAGGGTGCTGGTGGACATCGGATCTCCTCACGTGGGTCCGGTGGGCGACCCGGCCGCCGCTGCGTGGCCGGGTCGCCGCTTGCGTTCAGGTGGTGTGGTCCGGGGCGGGTTGTGCCCCGGACGGACCTGACGCCTTGCCCGTCGGGGCGCGTTGGTGTGTGACGTGGTCCGGCCGGGGGTCTGGGTGGCCGGGTGCGCCCGCGGTCATGGCGGCGGGCACGGGCGCACCCGGGGTCTGGTGGCACGCCCGCTGTCCGCTTGTGGAGTGGACAGCGGGCGTGTCGTCCGCCCCGGGGCTGCGCCGGGTGCGCCAGGGCACGACCGGCGAGCTCGACGGGGCGGAGGGCGGCCGGGCAGGTCGGGGGCGAACTGCCGGCCGGGCGAAGGTGAGCGTGGGGACCAGGGCGAGCATCCCGAACAGCAGCATCGGGTCGACGGCCACGGCGGCCGCGCCAGCAGCCGTCCAGGCGGCGCCAGCGGCGAGCGTGACGGTGATGGGTCCGGTGGCCCAGCACCGCAGGTTGGTGGCGAGGATGCTCACGGCAGGAGCCATCACTGCCATCCCTGGATCTCGTCCTGCGGGCGGCGGTCGGCCAGGCCGGATGCCCGGGCAGCAGCCCGGGCCTGCTCCCACTCCCGGGCGGCGCTACGCACCAGCCGCCGGTCAAGCCAGTGCAGGGTGGCGACGCAGGCGACGATGACGGCGGCCAACACGAAGCCGCTGGCTGTGACGCTCATGGCTGGCCACCTGGCGTGGTGGCCTCGTCAAGCTTGGCGCGGGCTTGCTCCCGGTCGCCGGCGAGCGCGACCTGCCGGCTGTCACGGCCGGAGAAGGTGACGACTTCCCACAGGCGGTCGGCGACCCGGGCGCGGGCGTAGCCGAGGCACGGGCCGCGGCACACCCCCGGGTTGGGGGACGCCCCGTACACGTAGACGGCGCGGTCGCCTTCACGCCACTCCCGGAAGTCGAGCCCCCACTGCGCGGCCGTGGCAACCTTCATGGCGCCCGCCGTGGTGGTGGTCATCGGGTGACCCGGTGGTGGAGTTGTTCCAGGCTCGGCCAGCTCGAGGCGGCCCGGCGGCGTAGCGGGTCGCCGAGCCGGTATCCGTCGCGGCGCTGCTTCGCGCCTTCGATCTGGATGGCGAGCTCGGCGGCGGCCGGGCCCAAGTCGAGCGGCCCGGGCACCCGCGGCGCTGCGGTGCGGTGGGTGTGACCGGCCAGCGGCCAGCCACGGCCGGGTCCGGTGGGCGGCTGCGGTGGGGCGGGTGGGGCGCCCGGCGGGTGGGTCACGGTGTGCCTCCGATCCAAGCGCCGCCGGCGGCGGCCAGCGCTGACAAGGCGAGCAGGGCGAGCAGGGCGAGGAACCGGCAGCGGCGGGCTGGCGTGGGGATGGCGCGGCGGGTGGGTTTGCCGCCGGTGCGGGGCCGCGGGCCGCGGGCCGGGCGGCGGCCGTGGCCACGGCGGGCGAACAGGGCGGCGATCATCGCGCACCGGCCGGCTGTCGACGGCCCCGGAACCACTGCCGTAGTGAGGTGTGCGTGACCTGTACGCCGGTTCGCTCGGTGATCGCCTCTGCGATGGCACGCCAACTCGCAGGGGGCCGGATCGACTCGCCCCGGAGCTCGTCGACGAACTCCACCAGGCTGCCGCCCAGGCGCTCCTCTATCAGCTGGTAAAGCGGGGTGAGCTTGCCACTCATGAGGAGAAGCTTCCCACTGGGAATAATCTTACGCAATGGGGGAAACTCGTCCGATCATTCAGTCTTGACTGTCCAATCGGCCATCTCGGATGCGTTGCGTAACATCTTTCCCATGTGGCAATCTGTCTTCCATGACGCAGGCAGACATGGCCGGCGGGAAGTCGCCGGGAATCCCGGCCGACACCTTCTCCGCCCGACTGCTACTCAGCCGGCTACACGCCGGGAATGTCACCATCCGGGACGCGGCCGCACGTTGCGGGATCAAGCACGAATCCTGGTCGAGCTGGGAACGGGGCGGCCACCCGCGTGATCTACCCGACGTGGTGGAGCGGGTCAGCGGGGGCTTAGGTGTCGACAGGGACTGGCTGATGTGGGGCGGGCCACTGTCCGCGCCAGAGCGCCGCGACCCACTCGCCCGTCGGCTACTCACCCGGGGATCACCTACCGGGTCGTACGGCACCCCGCTCCCACGGCCAACGTGCGTACCTGAACAGTCGATCCGCCGCTCACCCGTTAGTGCCACACCAGCGGTGAGTCACACCGTTGTGACTCACCGCACCGGGCGTGTCGTCCGTCCGGTCTCCTGAGTGACACGACCCGCCATCGGCCCGCACCGTGAGTGACATGAACGGTTCGACATCCATGACTGGCACAGCAGGTGATCTGATCGACGCCTACCTCTGTCACCTTCGCCTGGTCGGCCGATCCGACTACACCACCCGCGAATGGGGTCGGGTGCTCGCCCACGCCGACCGGGAACTGCCGTTCGGCCTGGACGCTGCGCAGCCGATTGAAATACAGGCATGGTTGGGTCGGCCCGGCTGGTCACCGGCCACCCGTACCGCTTACTACACCTGCCTCGGCTCGTTCTACCGCTGGGCCACCAACGAGCGCGACCGGTGGCTGAAGCTCGACCCGATGCGCGACGTGGTCGCCCCGGCCAGGCCAGCGCGGGGGCTGCCGGACCCGTGCACCAACGGCGAACTCGCGCGGATGCTCACCGAGGCGGCCGAGCCGTACCGGCTGTGGATCGTGCTGGCGGCCTACGCCGGGCTGCGCTGCCTCGAGGTTTCCCGGCTCGACCGGACCGACGTCGACGAGGAGTCGGTGCGGGTCCGGCTCGGCAAGGGCAACCGGCCGCGCACGGTGCCAGCCCACCCGCTGGTGTGGGACGCGGTCCGGGACCTCCCGCCAGGCCCGCTGGTCCGGCTGCGCAGCGGCGCACGCGCGTCCGGCCGGTACGTCTCCCACCGGTCCAACGCCTACCTCCACCAACAGCTTGGCATGGTCCGCATGCACCTGCACCGATGCCGGCACTGGTATGCCACCCGCGCCCTGGAAGCTTGCGGCGATCCGCGGGTCGTACAGGAGCTCCTCGGGCATGCGTCGCTGGCCACCACCGCGATCTACACCCAGGTCAGCCCGGCCCGGCGGACCGCGGCGGTGGCGGGTCTGCCCGCCCTGGTCGGGGTGCCCGACCGGTCCGCGCCGGCGGATGATCGGCCACCTCGGTGACCACCTCCACCCGGGTCGCCATCAGCCGCAGGTGGTCCGGTCGGGCCAGGATCGCCCGCTCGACCAGGCCTGCCGCCATGGCCTGCAGCACCCCGTCACCGGTGCTGGTGATCGAATCGAGAACGTAGCCACGGGCCCGGATGTGGTCGAGGCATTCCCGCAGCCAGCGGAGCACATGCTGGGCCCGGGGTGGGACGTAGATGATGACGCGCATGCGTGGCCCTCCGTCGCCTGGCCCAGACGACGCAGCGTACGCCTACAGCTACTCCCACGGCCAGGTGAGCGGCCAATGGGTCATGTGCGGGATCAGCCACACGACCGCGGCGAGCAGGCTGGCGACGAACGAGGCGACCGCCACCCGGCGCCGGCGCCGCGGCGGATCCACACCCAGCGCGGCCTTGACCCGCTCGGTGGCCGTCCCACCACTGCCCCGGTTGACCAGGGCGATCGTCTCACCGAAGGTGAACCCGACCACCAGCACCGAGAGCAGCAGCGGCCAGTACCAGGTGCGCAGCCACGCCGGATCCTGGCGGGCGACCTCGCGGGCCGCGCGCAGCTGCGCCCTCACGCCGACCGTGCCCGTGCGACCGCCTCGGCGAGCTGGGTACGCAGCTCATCCGGGGCCAGCCGGTTCTTCACCCGGTACGTGGCGATCCCGGTGGCGACCGCCAGCCCGGCCGCGGCGCCCATCACACCGGGCGCGCCCAGGTCCCCACCGGCCAGCAGCACCGCCACCAGCTCAGCGACCAGCGCGCCGGCGCCGGCGTACAGCGCCTTCCGGATTCGCCCAAAGTCGATCTTCACGATCCGTGTCCTCTCACATAGTGCTCTGCGAGCTGGGCCGTGGCGGCCTGCGCCAGCGTCAAGCCGGCCGAGCTGGTCTGGTCGGCCCGGTGCGCCACCGCGGCGACCCGGGCCGCCTCGGCAACGGCGTCCTCCACCACCCGCCGCAGCGGAGGGTCGATCCCGTTGCCGAGGTGCCGTTCCATCGTGGCCATCCGGGCCGGGATGCCGGGGCGGGCCGGCCGGGTGGCGGTGGCCGGCTCACCACGCCAGTCCGCGAGCAGCTCCCCCAACGGTTCGAGGATGCGCCGGTCCAGGCGCGACCATATCCGCAGGATGATCCCGCCGACCAGGGCCACGGTGCTGACCACCGCGGCCACCCCGCCGGCGACCAGGGGCCACGGCAAGCTCACCGGCGGGGTAGCCCCCTGGGCCAGGAACGCGAACATCACACGGATTCCGGGGCCACCGTGAACGAGGTCCGGGACAGGGCGCGGGCCACCGCCCCGTCGACGATCCCGGCGACCGCCTGCGCCGCCTGCTCCGGCAGGTCGGCCGCCGCGGTGCGCAGCTCCTCGGTCAGCACCGTGCCGAGGGTTCCGGCCAGCTCGGCCAGCTCGGCAGCCCGCTCCGCCCGCTCCCGGGCCGCGGCCCGCTCCAGCTCCGCCTCGACCACCTCGGCCACGTCCTGCCCGGCGACCGCGGCCAGGAGCGCCTTCAGCTCAGCCCTGGCCGCCTTGGTTTCGGCCAAGTTCACCTTGCCGTACGCCCAACCGTTGCGGGCGCCGACCGCGATGCCGTAGTCGCCGTGGGCGAGCCGGCCGGTGCCCTGCCCGGCCCACACGCCCCCATCCACATGGATCTTCAAACGCTCCGCCACCGCGGCGGCGATCTCGTCTGCCGTTGGCATGTCGTTATCCTCCTGTCCCCATTGTCCGAAGTCTACGGTCATCGCCCGGCAAAGATCGGTGTCTGCGTCGGCGACCCGGACACCGTTGTTGTACTGGTGGATGTTGGCCTTTGGATGCCACCGGCTGTTGGCCGGGTCGAAGCGACCGGACAGCGGTGAGAACCCGGACCAGGCGTACGTCTGCCACAGCCAGCGGACCCCCCGGGCGGCCATGAAGTCCACGGTGCGGCGGGAACCGTAGCAGCCGACCCGAGCCCACCCGAGCACGGACGCGGCGCCTTCCAGGTAGGCGTAGCAGGTGGCCAGCTGCGTGGTGGTGGCGTCGAAGTCGGTGGAGAAGTAGATCGGCCGGCCGGCTGGTCCGCCGGCGGCCCGGTGTAGCCGGTCGGCCTCCCTGGCATGCTCGACACCCCGCGCCCGGCCGCCGAGCTGGTCGCGGGCGTCCCACTCCCAGTTGGTGACGACGGCCAGCCCGGCGGCGATCGCAGCGTCGGCCTCCGCCTTGCTCAGGTTCTTCCCGGTCCGGTCGAAGCTGACATAGCGGATGATGAACCGCTTCCCCAGCCGGAACAGCTCACGGACGTCGGGGCGCCCCCAGCTGTAGTCCACGCCCTCTATCCCCACGGTCACCCCTCCTGGTCTTCGGTGCCAGCGTCCAGCGCCGGCCGCTCGGGCAGCCCGGTCTCGTGCACGTACCACCGCACGAACTCGCGCAACAGCGCGGACCGGTCCACCCCGACGCTGCGGGCGGCCACACCGAACCGGTCCCACAGCTCGTGGTCGATCCGGACTGTCTGCCGCGCGGTGCCCCGTCCGCTCCTGCCGCTCACATCCGACAAGGTGTCATGACAGATTCCCGACTGACCAGCTCCATGTGTCATGACACCCATGCTACCGTAGGTGTCATGACACACATGAGGCGCATAGCCACCACCACCACCACCATCATCATCACCACCACCATTATCATCACCGCTGCCCTCGCCGCAGCCGTGTTGCTGCCCGCACCGGCACAGGCCAACCTGATGTCCTACCGATGGGCCAGCTCCGTGGTCTGCGTCGAGGACCACACGTCGACCACCGCATGGCCTACGGTCAGCGCCACCAACCGGTGGGCGCCGGCTGCGGACATCCACATCTTTGCCCGCCGGGACTGCACCGGATGGCAGACGATCACCGTCCGGTCCAGCTACCAGGGCACCAACGGCTACTACGCGCGAACCGCGTTCTGGTACCAGACCAACCGGCCGTGGCTGTTCGCCAAGGTGACGATCAGCATCAACGAAAGCTACCGGAGCCGGCTGAACTGGGACGACCGCCGCAGTGTGGTCATGCACGAGATCGGCCACGCGCTTGGCCTGGCCCACAATAGCCGAGGCGACTCGATCATGAACATTTACCGGGCATTCAGGTTCAACTACCCGACGGCCTACGATTTCGCGGAGATCGAACGCCGCTACCCCTGGTAGCGGCGGGCTACCATCAGGCTGTCCGGCCGTCACGAGCTGGCAACTCCTCCGTAGGGGGACTAGTACGGCACATGACATCGCGGCGGCCGGGCTCACCCTGCTGGTCAGCCGCTCTCGTAGAGCACTTCGAGGATGGCCGGGCGGAGAGTCGACGCGGCCAGCCGGCAGTTACCGGTCCCGGCCTCCCGCTGCCCGGTGACCACGAACGTCTTGTTGGCGGTCGCCGTGGCGGTGTACCGGCCTTCGACCGAGACCTTGCCACCACGCAGTGAGGACACCAGGGGCGTGTTGATCGTGTCCGAGTCAACCTGGGTCCCTGACGCGGTGTCCTCCCGCAGCCGCACCGTGATCGTGTCTGCGAGCACGGTGGAGTTCCACCCGCCGGTGAAGCGCACCCGGTAGGTGCGCCCGGAAATCAACGGCACAGTGACGCTGGCCAAAGCGCCCGACTCGGTGGTGGTGAACGTGGACGAGTCGGCGACCACGACGGTCGGGGTGCCGATCACCTCCCCGGGGAGGCGCCCGGCGACGAGTAGCTGACCGGCGCTGGACATGGTGACCTCCTACAGGCCGATGAAGCTGGGAAAGAGGAACGTGATCGGCGCGGCGGTGGCGTGGCTCTTGACGATCCCGTCGACCGACCTGGTGACGGTCAGGGTGCAGGTGCGGGTGGGGAACGTGCCGGCCATCGCCGATACGGCGGTCACCGTCATCCGCTCACCGCCGATGATCACGTCGAAGTCGGCCTCGTGCACCCAGTCCGGTCCGGCGCCTGCGTTGATGTCCACCCCGGTCTCCGTCGAGTCGAGCGCCTCGGCGGTGACCGCAGAGTCGGACAGCAGCATGCCCAGGTCGGCGTGCTCAACCTCGCCGATCCGGTACGGCGAGGCGGGTGCACCGGCAACGGTGATATCCCAGCCGAACTGGGTCAGCGTCTCGACGAATCCCAACGTGTGCTGCTGCACCAGGTCCGGCGGCAACCACGCCGGTAGGTTGTCGATGGTCAGTCGGCTACCGACGTCCAGTGTGGCAGCTGCCGCGCTCAGCGCAGTCTTGCCGGCGCGGCCCATGGCAGCCAGGTCCAGGTTGATCTGTGGGTAGCGGGTTTCGTCGACGGTGCCGAGGTGCAGCCGCCAGCCGGCATGGTCGGGCAGCAGCCCGTCACTCATGGTGTTGACCTGAACCGAGGTGGTGTACCGGCCAACTCCTTGCGGGTCGGCGGTCGGCATGGACACGTTCAGCGGCCCAGACTCCTGGACTGCCTGGGCGCGACCGCCGTCGCGTCGGGTGACCGTCACGTCGTTGCGGGTCTGCTGGTCGTCGTCGGTCGGGGATGGTGGTGAAGACAGCTCACCAGTCGCGCCGTACGACAACTCCAATGTCGGATCCTGGTTGTACAGAGAGCGACCGGTGACGTAGCGCAGGGCGGCGGACGTGCGCGCGTCGTGGAGGATGCCCGGGTCCGTTTCGGCCGCCTCCCGCAGAATAGCCACGAACCCGTCCGGGTACTGCGGCCCCAACGGCTGCGTGTCGTCCAGGTCCCCCGAGCCGACAAATGCGACGCCTTCCTCGTCGCATAGCCGCTCGATGCGCCGGCCGGCTGTCTCACCGGCGTGACCCCGGTAGGCGTCGAGCATCGCCGCCACGGTGGGTGGGCTGTCGGCCCACACCACCATATGGGCGAAGCTCACCGGCAAGGACAGGTTCGGTGTGCCGTCGTCCCGGCGGAAGCTCACCTTGACCGCGGCCGGGGCGGTCAAGGTGGTCGGCATCCCGCTGAACGTGTCGGAGAGCACCGAAACCCCGTCGACGTAGACGGTCACGGTCGCGGTCGTGCCGGCCGCATCAACGACTTGCAACCGGAGGTGGTGCGGGTTGCCGTCGCTGATCGGGCCGGCGTCGAAGGCGGCGCTGCTGTCAATGCTGGCCCCGCCCTCGTCGGAGAGGGTCACCTGCAGCTCGTCCGGATCGGCCCGGTTTTTGGCCAGCAGCCACCGGTTGCCGTCTCCGTCGATCACCCGGAAGAACAGTGCCTGGCCGCCCGTCACAGCCGGGTCGGTGCCCAGTGGGGCGGTCGTGCGGAACAGGACGTCCATTGCCCACGAGCCGGACGCGCCGGCCAGGGTGTTTCCGTCCATCTCGACCGACTCGTTGTCGCTACCCATCTCCGGGGTCAGTAGACCTCCGGGCAAATGCGGAAACATCTCCGCCTGCCCCCAGGGCAGCGGTGTGTTCGGGGCCAGCGGGGCACCGAACAGCGACACCAGCCGGGGGACCAGCGGTGCCCCGCCCTCCAACCCGGAGGCCGCCTGGGACGACCCGGGTATGTCCCCCAGCGGCCAGTAGCCGACGGCATTGTTCGACCTGGCGAACCGGGTCACAGTCGATTCCAGCGGATCGGCACCCTGTAGGAGTCGGCGGGAAATCCCCGCCGCGCGCAGCGGCACCCACACGTCGGCACCGCCGGCGGTCCACTCCGACGGCCACTCGGACACTTCGCCGACGAACCGCACGTCGGCGTCGATGCTGACCCGGATCGGCGTGTTCCGGCCGATCAACCCGAACAGTGGGCTCCGCGGGTTCCGTGGGCTGAACCTGCCATCACGGTTGTTCAGGGTCAACCCCAGTTGCGACGGTCCAGCCAACCCGGCCAGCCCGACCCCGTCGGACAGGCCACGGGTGATACGAACCTGATCCCGCGTCGGCGAATACACATATGTGCTGATGCCATTCCACGCACTGGAGTAGAACAGCTCCACCACAACCGTGAACGTGGCCATCAGCGACCCCCCAGCACGGCTACCACGTCACCACCGCGCACCCTGACACCCTTACGCAGCACCTGAATCAGAGCGTCGGACATCTGGTCACCGGCGGCGCGGAAGTCGAACTCGACCACAACCCGGGTCTCACCACCCTGGCCGAGCATCGCCTGGGTAGCACCCGCGGTGTGGACCATGCTGCCGGGGGCCAGGTCGACCAGTTCAGGGCCCTGCTCGCCGACCAGCACCCGCCCGGCCCGCGGCCCACCGGCCTGCGCACCGGTGATCCCACCGTGCGCGAAAGCCTGCGGCGCGTTCACGCCGTAGGTGTAGGTGATGTTCTCGTTGATCGTCCGCAACGTCCGCTGATAGGTTTCGTAGATCCGGATCCGGGTGCCGTCGAGCCGTTCCGCTTCCCGCTTCGTGTCCTTCAGGTCCTTCTCCAGCCGGCGGATCGCCGCGTCGGACAGGCCCGCGTCACGCAGCATCTGCTTCTGAGCATCCGACAGGTCGCCGGTGAACTCGTCACCCAGCTTGCCGGCCGCGTCGAGCACGGCCAGCGCGGCCCGGGCCTCATCGCGCAGCGCGGCCCGGTACTCCGGCGACTTCTTCCCATGATCGTCCGCGGCGTCGGTGACCGCGGCCTGCGCGTCGGCCAGGTCCCGTTGGGCGTCGACGAGTGCGAACGCCGGATCAGTCTGGGCGCGCAACGTGTCCGACAGTTCCTTCAACGAGTCGGCCTGCCGGTCGGCCGCTTCGGCCGCCGCCCCGTGTGCCCCTTCCAGGTCGCCGGTGCGTTCGGTGGCCCGCTGCGCCGCCTCGCTGTACTTGGGCAGCACCGCCCGCAGCTGCTCAACCTGGTCTTCGTTCAGGCCGTAGGTGTCGGTCAGCCGTTGCATGATCTCGTCGGCGTCGGCACCCTGGTCAACCAGAGTGGCCATCGCCGTATCGAGGTCTTTGAACGCGGATTTGGCTTGGGAGATCTCGTCGAAGCTCCGGTTCAGCGAATCCGACCAGTTGAAGAAGCCTGCGGTTGCGACGTCCAGTTTGTCGGCGAACTCGGCAACCCCTTGCGCGCCTTCACCGAAGTGGCGGCGTAGGGAGGCGGTCTGCGCCCCGGTGCGCACGAACCGGTCGACGTCCTCGGTCAACCCGGCCATGTCCTCGGAGGTGTGGCGGGCCGACGTGCCCCATGCCAGGATGCCGACGCCGGCGGCGGCGATCCCGGCGGCCAGTGAAACGAGCGCCAGCCGGGCCGCGTTCGCCCGGGTGGCCATGCCGCTCAGGCTGATCCCGGAGGCGTTCATCGCGATCAGCATCGGGGCCAGCCGGGAGGTGACCGTGAGCGTGGCCGCGCCCAGCAGCACCAGGGCGCCGACCACCACCTGCACCGGCTGCGGCGCGTCGGAGAACGCCTGCACCGCCGGGATCAGCACCGCGTTGAGCGCGGCGAGGGCCGGCACCATCAGGTTGCCGATGATCGCCTGCGCGTTCTCCGTCTCGGCGGCCAGGATGCGCTGGGAGTTGGCCAGGGAGTCGGAGGTGGCGGCGAAGTCGCCGGCCATCTGCTCGGTCTGCGCCATGATCAGCCCGTAGCGGGCCTGGATCTTCTGCGTCTCGCTCAGCTCAGCCCCGGCCGCCGCGATGCCGTTGGCGTAGGCGAAGGTCGCCACCGCGGCCGCGGACACGTCGATGCCGTAGCGGCGCAGCGGCTCGGACTCGCCGGCCAGGCCGGACTGGAAGGTTTGCATGGCCTCGTTCACGTCGAGGTTCATGACGGAGGCGAAGTCGGAGGACCGCTGGGTGATCTCGCGGATGGTCTTGGTCACGTCGCCGCCGGGGCCGGCGACCGCCTGGCCGAATGCGGAGAACCGCACGGCCGCGGCGTTGAACGCGTTCGCCGAGAGTCCCATCGAGCTGTCGGCGCTGCGGCCGATCTCGATGATTCCGGCTGCCGAGCTTTTGAAGGTGACGTTCACCGCGTTGAGCGACTCGCCCAGATTGGAGGAGGCGTCCCGGGCGGAGGACAGGAACCGGGTCGCACCCTCGCCGATCTTCTGGAACATCTGCGCGGCGATGATCCCCTGCGCGATTTCCCCGACCCGTTTGACCGAGTCGCCCAGGCCGGTGGCCTGCCGTTTCGCAGCGTCCAACCCGGGGCCGGCCTGGTTACGGCTGGTGGCGACGATCTCCACAACGTTCGCCATGCTTGCCGTACCCTCCTCCCGGGGTTACCCTCCGTTATGGCCTTGTCCACTGCTCCCGACCCTGAGGCGATCTGGTCGGGGTTCCGCCGCGCCAGCATCGCGGCGATCATCCTCGCCCTGTCCGTGGTCCTCCTCTACGCGCTCGGCGCCGAGCTGTTCGGCAACGTGGTGCTCGCCGGCGCCACCCTGGGATGGCTGAGCTACGTGGCCGCCGCGACGGTGCCTGCTGTGGTCCGGCTAGTCCGGCACCGTCATCGGCAGGCCCGCCAGGCTCGCCTCGACTAGTTCCTCCCCGTGCTGCGCGTCGGCCTGGGCGCGTAGCGCCGCCCCGCCCAACGCGTCCAGCCAGGCCATGACCAGCGCCATCGTGAACGGCAGCGGCAGTCCGCGCAGCGATTCGACCGTGGCCGGGACCGGCTTGCCCCGCCGGGTCAGGTTCCACCCGGCCAGCGTGGCCGCGAATCCTTCGCGTAGCCGCCGGTGGGACACCATCACCTCCCGGCTGGGCAGCTGCCCCGGCTGGACCGGGTGCTCCTGGACGGTCAGCGCCAGCTCGGCGATGTCCTCGTAGCGTTCCGAGTCCAGCTCGTAGGTGTCCACCTCGAGCCCGGCCATCGACGGGTGGGTGAACACCAGCCGGTAGGTGCGGTCGGGCAGTTCCCAGCTCATCGCCGTCACGTCCAGGTCGGCACGGTGCCGTCGGCGAGCACGCCGGGTGCCGCCCAGGTCAGCGCACCGTTCTGGGCGCGGGTCAGCGCGTAGTCGGTGAACAGGCAGTCGTTGTCCAGAGACTGCCCGGAGATCGTCAGGTCGGTGTCCCGCACCAGCGACCCCGACGGTACCGTTTTGAACACCAGGTGCGACAGGAGGTCGTTGAACACCCCGTTCAGGGTGACCGAGAAGTCGGCCAGGAGCAGCTGCCGCTCCATCGCCGACTTGTCCACGCCGGTGACGTCCTGCACCGCGCGGGGGGTTGCGAAGCTGTGGTTGGTGACATCGTTGGAGATGTCGGTGAGCGCGTCCGCCTCCGTGTCAACCTCCACAGTGAACGGAAAACCTGCTTCCTTCGCCATCGTTCTATCCCTTCTTCTGCCGGTCGGCTAACCGGTCCTGGTGCTCGCCGAAGTCGTCCACGAACGAGCGGTGGTCGCGGAACCGGACGGGTCGGATGCCCAGCGGGTTTCCACGCCAGTCACCACCAGTGACTGCAAACATCGGTTCGCGGCCCACCGGGATGCGGTGCTGTGTGAAGCATTTCTGGCCGGGTGGGAATGTGAACGTCACCAGATCACCGGCCTGTGCGGCGGTGAAGCTGCGCCCGCAATGGAGCCGGATGAAGTTCGCCTGCGCTGTGCCGGACGGCAGCCCGCCGCGGGCCCGGCGGGACACGTCGATGACGGTCTGCCAGCCGCGCAGGTAGGCCCCGCAGTCGACCTCACGACAGGTGGCCTCACGCCAGTGGGATCCGGGCTCGAAGCTGCCGTTGGGCGCCAGCAGCAGTGGCCGGCTCACATGGTAGGTCTTCATCGCCTGCGGTGGCAGTTGCGGCGTCACCCGGCTCAGGGGTCTCATCTAGAACACCACCGCCGACAGGTTCTTGGCCACGGCGACGGCGAAGTCGAGGTTGGTGAACGTGCCGGTGACGTTGACCCGCAGCCACCTTTTCACGCTCTCATCCCGGTCGGTCTGCAGCCGCTGCGCGGTGCCACCCGCGGATGCGGCGGTGAACACGGCGCCGGTGACGTCCGCCCACGGGTCGGTGCCACCGTCGTCGGAGTCCTGGATGGCCACCGTCGCGGAACCCGAGTCGATGTCGAAGACGTGCAGCCAGGCCTGCAGGCCGAAGTCGGTGGTGCCGATGCCGGCGCCGTAGTCCAGGCCGGTGATGGCCCCCGCCGATGCCAGGGTGTCATCGCCTGCGGTGAGCAGCTCGCCCCATTCCAGCCCGTAGCCGTTGGCGAGCGCCTGCACGGCGAAGCCGAGGGAGCCGTCCTGGTTCCGGGTGCCGTCGTAGTTGATCTGCTTGGCGACCATGCTGGCGGTCGGGGCGCCGATCGTGGCCCGGTGGGCGTACGTGAGCGGCTGGTCGGCGGTGGGCAGGGCGGACAGGGTCGGGTGGGCCGTGGCCGGGTTGAAGAAGGTGCTGTAGGCGACCAACCCGTCCCGGGTCAGGTAGATCCGTTCCATGGCCGACTTGTCGATACCGGTGGCGTCCTGCACCGTGCGGGGGGTGGAGATGGTTTGCAGGGAGCCGACGTCGCCGGACAGGTCGACACCGGTCACGTAGAAGCGTGCTCCCAGGCCTGAGCTTTTTGCCATGTCAGCTCCCGAATGTCCAAATGTCGTTGACGATCACCGGCAGGGTGATCGTCATCACCCTGCACATCTGCCCGGAGACCTCCACGTACCCGGCGCGGCTGTCCAGCCGTACCCCGGCCTGCCCGAAGATGTCCACGTTGCGCACCATCGGGTTGAGCCCGAAGTCGTAGTTGTCGTGCCAGCGGCGGAACAGCGCGCTGACCGCCTTGGTCACCTTCGGGTCGATCTCGTCCCGGACGGCAGCGGTCAGCGGGGTGTAGATCCGCACGTTGAAGATCACCAGCCCGGACGCCTTGTCCAGCCCCGATTCGGTGCCGACCGGGTTCGGCCCGGCCTGGATCCACACTGCGGCGCTCAGCCCGTGCCCGGGCGCCGACATGGGTTCGGCGGCGTTGACCCGGTCGAACCAGCCGCAGGCTTTCGCGTCGGAGACCACCGCGTTGAACAGCGCGTCGACCCACGCCTCGGACACCTCCGGCAGCGGGGTGGTCATCGGTTCATCCGATCCAGGTGACGCGGCAGCACCCGCTGCGCGATCGTCATAGCATGCTCACGCAGTTCCTGCGCGACGAGCCGGAACGTGCGGTACCCCTTGAACCGGGTGGCATGGTTACGGCTGGACGTCCCCTCGAGCCACGGCCCGTACACCACCCGGGAGTCGGTGACCTGCGCATCCTCACGCTGCCGGTCGGTCACGATCCGCGAGGCGTAGAAGCCGGTGGGGTTGCGCAGCACCTGCCCGAGCCGCTGCCGCACCCGGTTGGCACCCTCCCGGGCGAGCTCGTCCTCCGCCTCGCCCAGGAAGTCTTCAACGGCGGCAGCAGCCCGGCCGTCGAAGATCGGCCCAGAAACCCGCGTGGTCACCTCGATCACCTCACACCGCCCCGATCCTCGCCTTGCGTGCGTAGGCCCGCCACGCCTGCGAACGGGCCGAACGCAGACCCCGCCCGGCCGCCTCCTGTTCGTTCTCCGCGCTGCCTACGGTCCGCGCGTACCCGGACCGCTCCTGCAGCAACGTGTTGATGCCCAGGGCCAGGTTGTACGTGCCCACGGGCCCGGGTGGCAGGTGCCGGGCCAGTATCGCCCCGTTGTCGTGGGCGGCCGCGGTGGTGCCTACCGCGGCCCGGGCCACGGTCAGCCGCCGCGACACGTACACGTCGGCGCCGGTGGTGTGTGCGGCCAGCGTGCTGCCGTCCCACGCCCGGCGCACCGTCAGCGTGTTCCCGGCGATGTCGGTCAGCAGCATCCGCTCCGAGTCGATCAGGAGGACCTCGCCGGCGTGGTAGCCGGTGCCGTCGGAGACCGGTACTGCCACGCTCGCCGCCGACGCGTCGAGGTTGCCGCCCAGGTTCTGTCCGGAGTCGAGCATCGCCCGGCCGGTGACCACCATCGCCTCGGAGTCGGCCCGTAGCAGGTGTCCCACACCCATCTTCGACCCGTCGGACACGTCCACGTCGGTTTCCGTGGTGTCCAACGCTTCGGCCAGGGCGCCGGCCGGGGTTTCGTCGTTGGAGTGCCCGTACACGCCGGCGATGGAGATCGCCCGCTGGTGGGTGGCACTGGCGGCGAAGCTGGCCACGCTGGACAGGTCGATCTCCACGTGGGTGAACGGCGGCCCGTGATCGGGGCGCAGCAGGTAGTCGGCGGCCGCGATGGTGGTCCCGCCGGCGACCAGCGCCGTTACGGAGATCAGTTCGTGCTGGTTGAGCCACAGCCGCCACGGCCGGGTGTAACGCTGCGGCCAGTCGAAGGTGCGGGTCGCGGTCAGCGGGTAGAAGATCCGGTGGAACTCGCCGTCGATGGACCTGGCGCCGCTGGCGAGCGCCCGGTCGATCTGGGCGTCGGATCGGGCGGTTTCCATCACGTCGAGGGCCGCCTTGAGGTCCTCCCGCGACGCGTACCACGGCAGTGCCGACATGTTTCGGTTTCCCCTTGCTCTCTGCTTTCTGGAGCCAGCCGCCCTGAGACGGCGGGAAGTGTGATGTTCAGTTGTGGTGGTCCCGCGGGTACTGCCAGCCGTCGAACGGGCACCACAGCACCCCGCCGGGGCCGGTGCGCAGCGGCTCACCGTCACGCGGGCAGGCGGTCGGCAACGCGACACGTTGCGCGTGCACCAGCTGGGCCGCCTCCCGGCGGATGTCGATCAGCTGCTGCCACGACATCGGCTACTCCTGTCGGGCCTCTGCGGGTGGCTGCGGGTGGTGTGCGGCCTTGTACCGGTCGACCAGCTCGGCCGCAACTTTGCCGCGCGGGGACACGTCGATGCCCTGCCCTACAGCCCACGCCCGCACCTGCGCCTGGGTCGGCTCGGCCGGTGGAAGATTCAGCTCGGCCCCAGTGGCCAGCTCCGCCCGCCGGGCCTCGACCGCCGCCGCGTATCGGTCCCGTTGCTCAGCCGGACCCCGCCACACGATCTCTAGCTGATCCGCGGTGGCCGCCTCCCGAATCAGCCGCTCCACGGCGGCCACACCCTGGGCGGTGTGCTCCCCGAACGTTTCCACGCTCGCCCCGCCGTACGGGCCGAGTTTCCCCCGCTCCCGCAGCACATCCGCCAGGGTGCGGGGCGACGCGAACTGCCGCACCGACGCCCCGACCCGCTTGCTGATCTTCCCCATGTCAGGCCGCCACCACACTCGCACCGTCGTCGAGCGGAACGTAGATACACGTCCACTTCACGACCCCGGTGTTCGCAGCAGTGCCCACCTGCCCGATCACACCAGATGTGAGCACCATGGCCACACCCGGAAGCCGCGTGTAGGCGGTTCCCGGTGCGGCGGTGCCCGTGGACACCAGCAGCTCGGTGATGACACCCGAGTAGCCGTACACGGTGCCGGCCGCATCGGAGGTGACCACCGTCGCCGCGCAAATGTCAGCCGCGGAGCCGATGGTCGGGTCGTGGTTCAGGTTGATCGACGTGACGGTGCCGGACATGACGGTGGTCACCTCGCCGACGATGCCGACGATCAGCACCTTCCCCGCCACTGTGAACAGCGGGGTGGTGGAGTTCGCCGGGCTCACCGACTTCTCCACCTTGATGCCCAGCGCGATGGCCCGCACCTGGTCACCCTGGATGATCACGCTCATGTCACGCCACCAGACTGGCCAGGTTGGCCGGGTTACGCTGCACGGTCAGGTCGTGCACGATCGCCACCACCGTGGCCCCGGTGCCAGCCGCCTGGTCCCGTGTGCACTTCACGTACTTGTGACCGTCGGGCAGCATCGCCGCCGACACGTAGATGGCCACACAGTCCTCGGCTGTGGTGTCACCCGGCTCGACCGTCTCCGCCGCGGTCTGCTCGACCAGCGTCCACGTTCCGGCCACCCCGGAACCCTGGTAGTAGTGGTCGATGAGGTCGTCGGTCAGTTCGGTGCCACCTGAGGCGGCAGTCGATGTGCCGATGGTGAAGGTGGTGTTGCCGCCGTCCTCGTAGCCGATGAACGTCACCCCGGAGGCGTTCTCCAGGTTGATGTACACCGCCTGAGCTTCGACGATCACGTTGAACAGTCGGCCAAGGCCTTCCATCCTGGTTCCCTCCTACTGAGGGGGGCGTTACTGCCCCCGTTCGCCGGCCGGCAGGGGTGTTAATGCCTGCCGGCCGTTGGGTTTATCAGGCCCGCGCGGCCAACTGCACGTACGCGGACAGGGTGTCACTGCTGTTGTTCCGGGGCGTGATCGGCGACTGCAGCCACGGCCGGCCGTCGACCCGCTGGATGAACCGGAACGCCGTCGAGTCGGTGTCGAACTCCTTGTGGTCGCTGGAGGATGCGGACATGACCTGCCGGTCGCCGATCAGGTAGTAGCCCAGGTCCACAAAGTTCACGTCACCAGCGTCGCCGAGGGTCCGCGCCTTCTCCGAGATGATCACCGGCCTACCAAGGATCGTCATCGGTGGACCCGCAGCGCCGTTGTTCAGCCACACCGCACTTCCGCCGGTCCCGACGGACAGGGCCATGGTGGCGAGCTCGGGGAAGGTGTTGGGTGCGACGATCCACACCGCCCGGTTCAGGCTGGCGGGCAGCATCCGGGAGAATGCCTTGACCAGGTTCTCCCAGACGATCGTGTCCGCCGGCTGCCCGACCTCGGCGGTGATCGCCACCATCGCCGCGGCGTCCATGAACCCCGACGGCTCACCGACCCCGGTGCCGTCGAAGAACGCCCCGTCCTCCCCGAACGCGATCGCCTCCGGGAACGCAGTGTCGATGAACTGCTGGAAACTGATCGCCGAGTCGGCGATCAGCTCGTTGGGCACCACCGCGTAGGCGGTGTGCTTCTTCGCGTCCAGCAAGATCCGGCCGAACTTGGCGTTGGACCGCTGCAGGGTGCCACCCTCCTCGGTCCAGTAGGTGATGATGCCACCGTGGACGCTGCCTGCGTTGGTCGTCGAGTCGATCATCGGGTAGGGGACCCGCGACGTCTCCATCGGAACCACCCGGGCACGCGGGCGGACGATCGCCGTCTCCAGCGACACCCGCAGCAGCTCGGCCCGCAGCACCTCCGGCACCAGGAACCCGCCTTCGGAGGGGACCTCGGAGGTGAACGCGTTGCGAACCCGCTGCAGCTTCGCCTGCAGCTTCGCGTCCCGGTCCCGGCCGTGCCAGATCGCCCGGGCGAACTCCGCGGAGCCGTCGAACTCCTCATCGAGCGGCGCACCCAGCGCCTTGGCGTTGTAGATGCCGGATTTCTGCGCAGCCAGGCTCTGCCGCGGGCCGCCCGGGTCCAGGTTGACCCGCTTGATGTTCTCGGCCCCGTTGTCCTTGAAGAACTGTGCGGTGACCCGCTGCACCTCTTCACGGACCTGGGTGGCGATCGCCTGATCCTTGTCGAGGGTGACCTTCGCGTAGGCGGAGATCAGGTCGCCGAACTTGTCCTTGTTGGCGAAGATCTTCTTCATCTTCTCCGAGTCGTTGAGCAGGTCTTCCAGCTCGGCCGGCGACTCCGGGATCACGATGTCCAGGTCCGGGTCCCTCTTTGGCGGCGCGACCGCCGGCGGCGCGGCCGTCCGGTTGTAGGCCCTGCCTGCGTGGGCCGGGTCGTAGCCGTAGTGGGCCAGCAGTTGCCGCTGACGCTCGAGGGTACGCGTGGTCATGATGTCAGGGCCTCCAAGACGGAGCGGCGGAACCGCTCGGGGTCGTACTGGAACGGGTCCGGTTCCGGCTGCCGGGCGGTCACGTCGGGCGGCGCCGGGGCGGTACGGACCGCCTCGGTGAGCAGCGTGTGGAACAGCCCCTTGTCGAACGCGAACGGGCCGTCATCGCACGCCGGCGGCGGCTCGGGCTCAGGCTCGGCGTGGTTGGCCGGGTGGGGCGCCGGCGCCAAGCTCAGATCCGGCGCGGGGGCGTGCCGGCGGCCCGCGTACGTGAAAATCGACAGGTCCCAACGGTTCTCGGGCGACTCCCGCGACTCGTCACCGGCGGCGACATCGTCGGCCAGCCCGGCCTTGACCGCCTCGTCGGCCGTGTACCACGTTTCGGCGTGCATCCGCTCACGCCAGCTCGCCGCCGACCCGCCCGCCCGGACGGCGTAAAAACCGGCGATGTTGTCGCTCGACTGGTCCAGCCTGTTCGCCATCGCACGCATGTCGCCCGCGGGCCCGGCGCAGATACCCCACGCTTCGTGGATCATCATCTGGGTGCCGCGGCCCATCACGATCCGGTCCCCGGCCATCGCGATCACCGATGCGGCCGAGGCGGCCAGCCCGTCGACCATCACCTCGACCCGCGCACGGTGCGACACCAGCGTGTTGAAGATCGCGATCCCGTCGAACATGTCCCCGCCGGGGCTGTTCAGGTGCAGCTCGATCGTCCCGGCGGTGATCTCGGCCAGCTCGTCGACGAACTCCTGGGCGGTGATCCCGAACCAGCCGATCTCGTCGTAGATGTAGACCTGCGCCCGGTTGGCGGTCGCGTTCTCGATCCGACACCAGTCCGCCCGACCGTCGCGGCGGCCCGGGTCGCGGCCGATGCGCGGCCGCAGGTCGGAGCCATCCGCGGATGGCAGGCTGCCACGCCGGCCCCACCGGGCGGCGGCACCCTTCCGGCCGGCGTCGGCCCGGATCGCCGACACCAGCGCCGGGTCCATCCGCCGGCTACGCCCCAACGTCGCCCACCTTCCACCGTTGACCTAGTGATCGTAGGCTACACCCACAGATGACCTATGAAACGAAGGCAGCTCGGTAGGATGCGGCCATGAAGTCGCTGCTGGAAGGTGTCGCCACCGCGGTGGCCACCCGCCGGCCCCGCAACCAGGCACCCGTGCCGTACATCGGACCCGGCGTGGGGATCTTCGGCCTGTTCGACTCCTCCGACCGGGAAGCCCAGCTGCGCGCCATGGGCTCCACCGGCACCCTGTTCGCCATCGTCGACCGGCTGGCCACCTCGGTCGCCGAGCTGCAATGGCAGCTGTGGCGTACCGCCCCCTCCGGTAAGCTGGCCGACCGGACGCTGGTCACCCGGCATGCCGCGTTGGACCTGCTCAAAGCGCCCAACCCGTTCATGCGCCGCCGGCCGTTCATCGAAGCCAGCAACCAGCATTACGAGTTGACCGGCGAGGCCTACTGGCTGATCTACCAGCTCACACCCAACCTGCCGCTCGAGCTGTGGCCGGTGCGACCCGACCGGATGAGCCCCGTCCCGCACCCGGAACGGTTCCTGACCGGCTGGATCTACACCGGCCCCGGCGGGCAGCGGGTGCCGCTGAAGCTCGACCAGGTGATCCAGGTCAAGCGGCCGCATCCGCTCGACCCGTACCGCGGCGCCGGCCCGGTCCAGGCGATCCTCGCCGACATCGACTCCGCACGGTACGGGGCGGAGTGGAACCGCAACTTCTTCCTCAACGGCGCCGAACCCGGTGGGATCGTCGAGCTTCCCGAAACCCTCGACGACGACGAGTTCGACAAGATGGTCACCCGCTGGCGCGAGCAGCACCAGGGCGTCCACAACGCCCACCGGGTGGCAGTGCTCGAGAGGGGTAAGTGGGTCGAGCGGAAGTTCTCGATGCGGGACATGCAGTTCACGCAGCTGCGCGACGTGTCCCGTGAGGTGATCCGGGAGGCGTGGGGCTTCCCGAAGATGATGTTGGGTGCTACCGACGACATCAACCGGGCCAACGCCATCGCCGGCGAGACGATGTACGCCCGGTGGCTGGTCCAGCCGCGGGGCGAAATGTGGAAGGACGTGCTGAACTTCGACCTGCTGCCGAAGTTCGGGCAGACCGCCAAGGGTCTGGAGTTCGACTATGTGACGCCGATCCCGGAGAACCGGGAGGACACCGACCGGGAACGTGACAGCAAGAGCAAGGCGTGGGCGGCGCTGGTCACCGCCGGGGCGGACCCGGACGACGCGTCCGACGCGGTCGGCCTGCCACGGATGCGCACCCACACCCCCGCACCCACCCCGGCCGGGGTCGACGTCGACAGCTAGTCAACCGCCAGCGTCATACCTGCTCCACCTCCGGCACCTCGACAGGGTAGGCCAACACGTTCGCGCCCGTCCCTTCCAACTCGTCGGCCAGCCACTTCGGGACCAGCGTCGGCTGGCCTGGCGGCGCCATCGGATGCTCAGCGATCGCGCGGAGGTGAGCGCGGATGTCCTCTAGCGGATCATGGCCCGGGTCTGCCCACGGCATCGGCGCCTCCACCTGCTCCACGACCAGCCGCTGAAACGCGTCGTCGAGCATCGCCGAGAAACGCCCCCGGACCTCGGTGCAACCCGGGCAGAGCGTCTCGCCGCACGCCGGGCAGAAACCGTCACCGCAGGCCAGAGGGCACCCCGCCAGCGCATGCCCACACGGCCCCGTCTGGCCGGTGGCGTAGCAGTAGATCGGCGCCCCCAACCCGTGCACCTGCACCAGCGTCGGGCGGGTCACCGTCTCGAACCGGCCCCAGCACCGCAGGCAGCCACGCTGATGGGTCATCGACTCCGCGGTGAGCTCCAGCGTGTGCCACACCTCCCGGTGGCCACGCAACCGGCACACCAGCCACATCACGATCGCCTTCACGTTCCCTCCCTACCCTCGTACGAGCCAGTCACCACGGTGGTTACCGGCTCAACCTCCAGCTCATCAACAGACACCCCACCCCGGCCGCCGCCACCCCCGCCGCCGGCGCCAACATCCCCGCCGCCACCGACAACAGGCCCAATCCGGCCACGTCCAGCAACGCCGGGCGGCGCCCTGCCGAGGCCACCCACCGGTCAAGCAGGCGGAAGGCCCCCCACGCCGCCGCCACCACCACGCGGGCCGCCGCCGCCAGCTCCGCGACCGCCCGCTCCACGTAAGGCTCCCGGCGCATCACGTCCACCTCACTCGACCATGCCCGTCCTGAACCAAACGGCTATCCGCGTTGACTATCCGCCAGCCCCCCGGCGGCAACGACTCATCCACCGCCATAGGAATCCCGAACATCTGCGTAACCCCACACGGCTCCCATCCCGAGGCCGCGCGCGCGGTAGCCATCAGCTCGTCACGCATCTCCCTGCTCACCTCGATCCGCCGTGGCCGCCTACGCACCGGCGGCAGAAGGGTGTCGATCTGGGCGAGCGCCGTCACGATGTCAACCGGCATCGTGGACGGGGTTGGTTCGGTCACCAGATCCAGGTCGACCAACATGGCCTCAGCGGCCGGCTCCAGCAAAGCGAGCATGCCCACCGGATCCGGCGCGGGGTCCACCGTCCGCCCGTGATAGGTCGCATGGCACTCCTCCGAGCACCAGTACGCCGACGGGCTCCCCGCCGTAATCCGCCTACGACAGTCCGGCCCCGCGCAGCGGCTCTCCACAGCCGCGTCGATCGCCGCCAACACCTCACCCGCCGACTCGGAGCGGCCGCCGCGACGGCGACGGCGGCGCGGCCACATCACCATCACATCCACCTCATCCTCGGCCGGCCCTGCGCCGCCTCACGCTTACGATGCACCCGGGGGGTGGCCAGCGCCCACAACGCCAGCGCCGCCGCCGGCGCCGGGCACACATCCACCTCCGGATCGCTCGATCCGATCAGAAACCCGCGGCCCTGACCCACCCGCACCGAACAGCGCACCGCCCCGGTCAACACCCGCTGGCCGAGATGTCTCACGCTGCGGGCCCGCACCCCGTCATACAAGGTCGCCGCCGCCGCCGCCTCATCCGGCGCGGACACCCGGTGCAGATGCAGGCCGACGTCCGCGGCCGCGTCGGCCAACGCCCGGTCATTACTCACCATCGCCACCGGCGGGTACCCGTCCTTGATCTGCGTCGCCTCCAGGTCCCGCAGCCGGCCCAGCACCCACGACGCCCCCGGCCGGTGGTCGATCCCATGCCGGTCCCCCGTCACCTCCACCAGCCGGCCCGACTCACACCGGCCCGCCACCCCGATCGCCGCCCACGACCTGTCGTTCGCCACGTACGCGGCGAACGACACCGGCGGCGAGGCCACCATCCCCGGCCGGGCCACCTGGTCCCACTCCTGTTCGGAGAACATCTGCCACTCCCTCGCAGCCTCATCCGGCCACCACGACAGGTATTCCGCGGCAAAGTCCAGGCGGGCCATCTTCTGCTGATCCCGGTAGATCGCCGACTCGAAGACCGTGTGCGCCCACCGGCCGGCCGGGTCGCACCGGCACGGCGGCCGCGGTGAGACCGGGCACAGCGCCGGCAGGGCGCTCAGCCACGTGCCCCGGTCAGCCGGATCCGCCCCCCGGGCCGCCGCCCAGAAGAACACCGCCGTACCCGTGCGCTGCCCCGCGTCCAACGCCTCGACCGCCCGGCGCAGCTTCGAGCGCAGGAACGACGACCGTGACCCGTCCATCTTCTTCGCCCGCTCCGGACCCGGCACCATGCTCACGATCCACAGCTGCGGGCTCCGCCGGGTCATCATCGTCGGGCGCATCGCCTGCTCCGCCACCGTCGACTCGTGCACCCACGCCTCGTCCAGCACCCCCAGGTCCACCGCATCACCGGTCCCACCCGTCTTCCCGGTGGTCGCCACCGGCGAATGCATGCTGCCATTGCCCCACATGATCGCTTCGAAGTTCAGCCGCTCCCGCGACCGGAACAGATGCCGGTACGGCGAGTTGAGCAGCGCCACCAGGTGGTGGTCACGCCACTTCTTCTTCGCCTCGTCGCTGGTCTGCGCCATGTACAGGATCCGCTGTGGCAACCCGGCGGCCAGCTCGCCGACCGCCCGGTGCACCATCACCGGCAGCATCAGCGTCGTCTTCCCCCACGCCTGCCGCGGCCCCACCAGAATCACCTCGTCGTACGCCAGCTCCCCGGTGTCCGGATCCAGTTCGTGGCTCACGTCCGCGACGTACTGCTGGTGCGGCATCAGCGGTGTCGCCAGCGAGCTCGCCACCGCCCCGATCGCCGGCCCGAACGTCGCCCGGTCCGGATCCCGCGGCGTCCCCCACCGCGGCGGGCAGTGCAGGCCCGGGTAGAGCTGCCCGGAGCTGCGCGAAGAGGTCACCGTCACCGCCATCACCGTCGCTCAACGCCCGCAACGTCGCCCGCAGCTCCCGGGCCGCCGCCACCCGGTCCGCCGGCTTCTCGCACTCGTCGGCCGCCCGCGCCAACACCAGGGCGACCTCCCTCATCGACCGCCTGACCCCACCGGCCAGCTCGCCGAGCGCCCGCAGGTCCGCGGCCACCGCCCGCTCCACCGCACCCCGCCGCCGCCGAGCCATAGACACACATCCCCACGTCAATACACATTAGACCTTACTCCATTGACCGCCAGCTATGATCCAGAACAAAACGGACACTCCAGAAAATCGTCGAGAGAGCAAAAAGGCACGTCCGAGTCGCGCTCCTCCTGTGGTGATCAACTCACTGGACTTTTCTGTGATGGGCGATCATCGATTTTACCATTCACGACTGTTGATGTCTGTTGGTGGTGGTTCGTGTGGTGGCCGGCGGCGGCGGTCGCCGGCGTTGCGGTTGCATGCGCGGTGCTCGAGACGCGTGGGGTTGTGGGGGCCGTGGCCGACGTCGGCGACGTCGTACTTGTGGCCGACGTCGAGGTCGTGCCAGGGGTGCATGTCGTGGCCGCATCGGGGGCAGGGCATGCTGCCACGAAGGGCGAGTTGGGCGAGTAGGGCGGGGCGGGCGCGGGCGCGTTCGGTGGCGGTGGCGTCGGTGGGTCCGGCCACATCACAGCCCCCCCTGGCCGCTGGTGGTGGCCGGTGGGGGGATGGTGCGTTGCCCGGTGCGGACCGCCACAACCCGCTCAGCGCCCGTCTGCGGGCCTGAACCTGCCGCACCCTCACCCGTACCCGCGTCCAGCCCTGCGCGGCTGGGAGACGCAACGCTGGCCGGCCCCGCGCGCCCAACACGACCAACCGAGGCGAGGGCGCTGGCCTCCCCATGCTGACGGGCGACCGGGTTGGGTGCCCCGGTCGGTGAGCGGAGCACGATCGTCACGTCGGCGGGGTGGTAGGTCTTACCGTCAACCAGGTATCCGGTCGCGTGATCTTGGAGCCACCGAAGCACGAACCTCTGGTCGAGGGCGTACCCCCATGCATGCTCGTCGGGCTGGTTGGTCATCGGAGGATCGGTGTCCTTTCGCGCTTGGGCACGGAGCCGGTTGGCATGGCGGGCTGCTTTGCCGGCCGCCCGGGCGGCGGAGAGCTGTTGGCGGAGGGTGCGGGTTGCTTCGTGGCGGCGTTCGTATTCGTCGGCTGCCGTTTCCGCGCGTTGTTCGTATTCGGTTTCGAGGCTGTCCATTGATGTCTCGCTCAGATGAGGGTGGGTGTGGGGCATTGGTGTTGTGCGTGGATGGTGCCGAGCATGCCGGCGCGGATGTGGGTGGCGGTACGGAGGATCAGATGGCCGGCTTTGGTGTGGGTGTAGGTCCAGGCGCCGGTGAGGAGTACGGCGGCCTCGTCGTGTGGGCTGATGGGTTGGGTGTTGACGTGGGCTGGGAGGCCTGCGTCGATGGCGACCAGGATGGGGGCGCCACAGCCGGGGCAGGTGGCGGTGCGGGCGGTGGTGGAGATGAAGTGGCGGCTCATGGTGTCCGACCATGATCATCCGGAAACCCGGCAATCTCGGAAACCTCCCAGCGATTCCAGGCTCGCCACTTTGCGACTTTGTTACGCTGTGTAGTGGATCTATAGATCGCGTCCGCGTGTTTGGCCTGGAGGTTTCCGAGGTTTCCGGGTTTCCGGATGATCATGGTCGGCTCCTGTCCGACATTGTATGGATTACCCATTGTTTGACCTTGTTTGCGTCTGTGCCTGCCGGGCGGACGGTCATCCCGCCGGCCCATCGGCCTTCCCGGTTGCGAAGCCACCAGGTGAGCGAGCGGGCGATGCCGACGAGGTGGCCGTTGTGCCCGGCCGCCTTGGCTGCGAGGTCACCGGGTAGCGAGTCGGCGGGGATGAGTCCGGGGGCGATGAGGCTGCCCGTGTCGACGTCGGCCAGGAGTTCTCGGGCGCTCCAGCTGCGGGTTCCGTAGGCGCGGTGAATGGCGGCCAGGAATGTTTCCCATTCGTCGTCTTCGTTGCTGAGTGTGACCTGGGTGCTGTGGTGGTCGAATTCGCCGCCGAGCCCGGCGTGGGTGAGGATTCCCCCGATGGTGCGTACCCATCGGGCGTATCCGTCGCTGGTTCTTTCTGGGGCGAGCGGCATGCCTGCGAGCACCCATGAGCGGATGATGACGAGTAGTGCGTGGAGCAGGTGTCCGCGGTGTTGTTTGACCCATCCTTCGAGGTCGGGTATGTCGAATCCGGTGCGCAGTTCGGGGTTTGGCATGGCGGGGTCGATGACGGTGCGTAGGGTGCGGCGTGGCATGTCGCCGCCGATGGCCAGGTTGTTGCCGGTGACGGTCCACAGGCGGTCGTTGAGGCATGCCGTCCAGGCGGTGGAGCCGAGCGGCCGGTCGTCCCATCGGGCGGAGGTGAGCAGGCCGGCGATGGTGGAGGACTTGAGGGTGCCGGTGATGTTGTCCAGGACGACGATGGGCCCAGTGGTGACGGACAGGATGGAGGTGATCTGTTTGCGCAGTTCGGCGTCTTCGTCGGGGACTTCGGCGCGGAACACGCCGCCGTGGATCCAGCGGGACAGGTTGGCCAGTAGCGTCTTGCCGGAGCTGGGCTGGTGGGCTTCGATGGCGTGCAGCTTGTACGGGGGTGGCGCGACGTCCCGCAGGAGCGGGGTGAGCAGGGCGCCGAGGTGGTTGGCGCGGTGGTGTTCGGACAGGAACGGGAAGCCGGCGACCATCGCCTGGAGCAGGCCCAGGGCGGTGGCGACCTGGCCGGGGTCGGGCCGCTCAGGTACGGGGGGGACGATCAGGCCGGGTTCGGGTAGGTGTAGCAGCCCGGTGGCCGGGTCGTATCCGGGGTCGGTGAGCAGGGTGCCGTCGGCGCGGGGCACGGGGGAGTGGATGACGCCACGCAGGGTGCGCAGGTGGGGCAGCAGGTCGGGTACTTCGATGGCGGTGCGGGCGGCCGAGCTGGGGAACAGGGCGGGGATCGGTTCCCAGTCCTCACCGCGTTTGACCATGCGGTAGCAGCCGTAGGTGTAGGTGATGCGGGCGGCGAGGGTGGCCTCCCGGATGGGCCGGACCTGGGCGGGTCCGTCCGTGTCGCCGGCGCCGGGGGTGAGCGGGATGTAGCCGTCTTCACCTTCGCGGGGGGTGTGCACGGCGGCTTCGCGGCGTAGGAACATGCCGGACAGGCGGCCGCGGCCGGCTTCGTGGCGTAGCCATTGGGCGGCGGTGGCGGGGTTGGTGACGTCCAGCTCGGCCTTCCACGGCGCCGGCTGCCCGGCGGCGCCAGCCGCCGGGCCAGCCGCTCGCCAGCCAGGTACGAGTGCCTCGAGGTCGGCGACCTGCGCCGCGCCGCGGTCAACCGGCTCTGTCCAGGGGCGGGGGGTTTTGGCACCGTCCTCGAGGGCCCGCTGCAGGCTCATGTGCACGCCGGCGCGGGACGCGTCGTCACGCCACGTCCAGGTGGCCAGCGCGGCCTCCAGGGCGCTACGGGCCGTCTCGAAGGGGATCTGGGCGGCGCCGACGTACTGGCCGACGAGGAACCCGATGCGGGTGGCCTCGTTGTTGCCGGAACCTTCCGGGGCCCGGGCGAGCTCGCCGGCGAGCTGGTCGACGCGGGCACGCACATGGTCACCGCCGGCGGCGGGGGCGGCGTGCGCCGGGGGAGGGGCGGGCGCTGGCCGGGCGGCGTTGACCAGTTCGGCCAGCGCGGTGCCAGTGTCGTCGGCTTCGAGCTCGGACAGGTCGGGTTCTTCCAGCCACCGGTACGGCCCCAGATGCCCGGTGACCTTGGAGCGTTTGCGGGTGGGGGCGATGAACGCGAACCCGCGGCCGCTCCCGTCGGGGCGCCCACCTTTCACGTCCAGGCCGGGCGCGACCGCGTCGCGGGAGCCTGCGTGCAGTGGGGCGATCAGGTCGTGAGTGCCACCGGACGGGGTGGCGGCCCGGCCGTGGGAGCGGGGCCAGGCGCCGGCGGCCTTCAACGCCGCCGCGCTGCTCGCTCCGCCGTTGCGCGGGTCGACGTCGAGCAGGTCGCAGACGTGGCCCATGACGGCGCACAAGGCCCAGCCGGGGCGCCACCGGTTGACCACGTCAGGAGTGGGGGTGCTCGTCTCCCACCTGGCCGGCAGGTGGTACCCGGTGTTGCAGGCGTGGGACCGGTGTTTGTCTGCGGGGCAGTCGCATGGTGGGGCGACGAACAGCGGCACGCCGGCGGTGACCAGTGTCCGAGCGACGCCCAGCGCGTTGACGTCCACAGCGGCCAGCTCAGTCACGATCGCCGCCTCCCGTCTGGAGTTGTGGTGTGGGATCAGCCCCCGGCCCCGGGGAAGTGGGGTCGGGGGCTGACGTCCGTGGATGGCTAGAAGGGTGGTTCGGGGGTGAACGCGCCGGCCGGGGCGGCCATGGCGGCGAGGATGGCCTGCCGCTGCGCATCGGGCAGGCTGCCCCAGACGGCCGGGTCGACACCGGGTGGCGGGCCGGCCTGCGCGGCGGGTGGTGTGGCTGCGGCGGCGGCGAGCAGTCCACCTGTGGTCGGCGGCGATGTAGCGGGCGCTGGCGCAACCGGTGCAGACTGGGCGACCGGGGCGGCGGGCTGGCCGTTGCCGCCGGCGAGCAGGTTGCCCGGGTCGAGGGCGGGCGCCGCGTAGTCGGCGGCGTACACCTTCGGGTCGCCTTCACCCTTCCCGAGCCCGGAGATCCACTTGACGGCGATGCGGCCGCCGATGGCCAGGCCCTTGGCGCCGGCCCGCTGGACGGCCTCCCGCACCGGGGTCATCATCCGGGGTGGGATGAACAGCCGGCGGCGCCCGTCGTCGTCGGCGAGCGCCGGGTCGCGCACGTCGGTGGCGATGGTGACCACGATCTGCATCTTCGGATCGCCACTGGGCCAGTAGTCCAGTTCACCGGTGGTCGACTGGTATTTCGTCATCTGGGTGGCCTTCGGCTGGTCGGCGATGGTGCCGATCCAGGTGTCGCCCAACGTTTCGAACTTGCAGGATTTGACGCCTCCGCTCATAAGCAGCTCGTTGGCGTCCTGTGGCTGGGTCATGACTATCCTTTCTGGTTGGTGTAGCGGGTGATCGCGGCGTCGAGCTGGTCGACGGGTATGCGGCCGGGCCGGTAGTCCTTGGCATACCCGCGGGGTGCGGTGGTGATCAGCCCGTCGGCGTTCAGAAGTAGTCGAACTTGTCGATGCTGCTGCCGGCACCACGGTTCGTCAGGATGCTGCCGATGGTGTTGGTGGACGTGCCGACCAGGATGCGGATCCAGTAGCCGCCGTTCCGGCTTTTGCCCACTGCGCTGGGAGGCTGGCCAAATGCGGCCAGCGTGAACCGCGCCTCAATGTCGGCGAACTGGATTTCGGGTGGCGGTGCGGGTTTGGGCATGGGAAGTCCTTTCTTGAGTTGTGCTCTGGTGTGCCGGTCGATGTCGCCGGGTGTGATCTGTGGTCGGCCGCCGCCGGCTGGACGGTAGGTGCTCATGCGATCAGCCCTCGGGTCTGTTTGTCCTGTTTGGTTTGCAGGTTGCCAGGGCAGCCCGAACCGTCCGCAGGCCCGCCCGGGCGGCGGAACGGGCACCAGTCGCAAGCCTCGCCGGGTGCGGCGGGCACGGCGGCCCACAGGGCCGGGTTGGCGGCCAGGTTGAGCCCACCCGGGCCGATCAGGTCCTGGGTGGCGTAGTACCGATCCAACGCCCAGATCGCCAGCTCCGGGTTGTACGCCTCTGTCCATTCACGGGACTGGTCGTAGTCGTGGCTGCGGGACAGGAGTACGAGCCTGACCCACTTGACTGGGCGGCCGGCGCGCTGATGCCCGTAGCCGTACAGGTGGCCCTGCACCCGGTAGTCCTGGCTGACCAGCTGGGCGTTGGGCACCGTGACCCGGGCCAGTTTGCGCAGGGCGGTGGTGCCGACGTACTTCCAGTCGACCACCATTTCCCAGTCCTGGTCGTAGGCGTCGCCGGCGCCGGTGATCTCCGCGTCGACCTGCAGCCGCTGCTCCACGACCCAGCGGGCCCGGCCGAGTTGCTGGTTGTGCCACTCCAACGCGTCGGCCATCAGCACGTGCATGGCGGTGCCCTGCATGGGCGCCCACGGGGGGCGCTGGTCGGGCAGCTGGCGGGGGAGGTTGGCCAGTTTCATGGCCAGCTGCCGTTGGCAGGGGGTGCCGAGCTCGGACGGGCCCAGCGCGGTCTGCTGGCTGCGGGGGCGTGCGGCGTCGAGGCTGGTGAGCACCCCGCGCATTTCTTCCACGGTGGATGGTGGCGGGGTGGGTGGGGGGGGCTGGCTGCGGTAGGCGGCGGGTGGGCCGGCGATGGACACGCCGCCGTCGGACGTGCCGAGCAGGCTGAGGCTGGTCATCGGGGGGGCCTGCCCCGCCAGCCATGCCCGCCGAACAGCCGCGCCACCGACTGTGCCCGCGCCACGTCGGCGTC